ATTCATATGGTTTTCCATTATTTTTCGGAATTTCATCTATAGCATTAACACCCCCATCTAATCTATTCCTAACTTTAAAAGCCAGTTCAGAATGAAACATACCACCGTCAAAACTATTACAGTTAAGCATTTCATTCATGATATAACCATCGTATTCTTTCTCAATTAAAAAATTCGTCATGGCTGCATCATTATCATGCACAGAGTTTCTGCATTTGTTACCATCCAGTCGTCCAAAAAACTTATTATAAATGTCTCTGAAACGAGTATTTTGGGTTATACCATCATCAAAATAATCTTCGGGAATATTATCAATTCTAATTAGTGTAATTGGTTCCTTCACAGTATATTTTTTAGGATATCCATATTGAAGTACATTACGTATATCTTCACTAAACCATTTTATACGATCAGACTTGTGTATATTGTATTCTCTATCCAGATTACCATGATAAAGAACATCGCCTGGTTTCATTATTTGAATATATGGGTCTTCAATAGAGAATGCACTCATTGTATTTGAAGCTATATAATAGGTATATAAAATAATGGGTAATACATATAAATATAAATTTGACATAAATAAATGATATAAATATGAAATGGTTAAATAGGGTATATGAATAGAGTATTGATTGTAACGAAGAATGGTGATTTGTTAGGACATAATTATGGATTAAATACAAAGAATGATTTGTATAAAGTGGCGGGACTGAAGAGTGGTAAGAGTTTTGCATGTTGTGCGAAATGGATGGTTCATAATAAAAAGAATAAATTGTATACTTATTGTGTATATGGTAAGACGGATGGTAAGGCAAACACAGAGAATAAATATGAATTTCCGCCACCGATTGATAATTTGTTATTATTTTATAATTGTGTGATAGTGAAAATGAAAGGGGATAAGATAGTAGATTTAGATTTGGATGAATGGTTATATGTGTATGATAAGTTGTATGGTGGTTTTGAGGATTTATGTAGTGAAGATGAGAGTGAAGACGAGGAGGATGTGAAGAGATTAAAGTCCGGTTATGCGGATGATGGATTTGTAGTGGACGATTGTGAAGAGGATGATTTTTATGAGAGTGATGAAGAGGAGATTTTGGAGTCAGATGATGAAGACGAATTAGAGAATAGTTTTAGAAGGGGGTATCATACACGTTCAACGGGGGCTACCGTATTTGCATCATTAGAAAATTGATTAAATAATATGAATTGAAAGACATAAATAGTAGAATATAATAATATAATAATAGTATGAGGATAATAAATAATTCAGAAGAGTTTAGAGCGAATATTCAGAAGAGGTTATATGAAAAGATAAAGAATAAAAAGATGTCCAAAGAGTTGGAAGAAGGTATTTATGAATATTCTTGTAAAGAGGCAAATATGTTAAAATTGATAATACGGTGGGATAATCCAAATTTTACTCAATTGTATATAGATAGATTGCGTAGTATATATGTGAATTTGAAGAATAATAAATTGTTAACGAATTTAAAGAAGAAGGAGTTACAACCGAAGGTGTTGGCGTTTATGACGCATCAAGAGATGAATCCGGAGTTATGGGAAGAGTATATTGAGAAGAAACGAAAGAGAGATGCAAGTAAATATACGAATAACATGCAGGCTTCAACGGATATGTTTACATGTAGGAAGTGTAAATCAAAGAGGTGTACGTATTATGAGTTGCAAACGCGAAGTGCGGATGAACCTGCGACGATATTTGTAACCTGTTTGGATTGTGGAAAGAATTGGAAATCTTAATAACAAAACTGTTGTAGATGTGTATTCATAGTAAATAGAATAATTATATAATATAAAATGTTTATATATATTATATGAACGAAGACTATACATTTCCATTTGATACTTGTGAAAAACCAAATAAACATGGAATAGCCCAACCCTATTCAACAATGGCGAATATTGTTAACAGTCTAATAATATTTTATTTTTTATTGAAAACGAAAGAAAATTATACATTTATATTATTGTTTTGTATATTATGTTTTGAATTGTTTCATGTATTTTCTCATAGTGTTCACATTCCGGGATCAATACAAATAAACATAGCACATATGCTTTCTTATTGTGTAAATTTTGCCTTTTTATTCTTTTTTTACAATTATACGAAAAAAATACCAAGTGGTTGGTTTATACTGTTTTACGTACTTTTAATTGTTTTTGATATATATGTATTTTGTAACATGGACGTAGTGTATTACATATCTACCCAATCATTATTATTATTGTCAGTGTTATTATATTATTACCCATTATTAAGTAAAAGCATTAAAAATAAAATCAATATTATTTCTTTCCTTATAATACTAATAATCATTTTATTCTTGAACGAAAAATACAATTGTAAAAAAATGTTGTCTATTTATCCACATTTTCCTTATCATGTTTTAATTGAGATAGTTGCCATATTTTTATTTTACATTGTTTGTAGTACTTTTTATAAATTATAAAGCTTTTGTGTGCATATTTGAATATTTAAGTTCGCATAAAATAGGAATTATATGCGTATTAGTTAAAGAGTGAATGTATTCCAGATTTGGCGCCTAAAGAGATATGAATGGTGTGCGGGTCATCTTGTTCATCATTTGGATTGAGTCGGATAGTGCCGATGGAATTTTTAAAAGAGGGCATTTTCCATTCGCCGCTCATCATTTTACCGTCACACATACGTAATGAATGAGGATTAATACCACATCCGATTTCCAGAATAACTAGTTTTTTATTTTGTTTTGTAATATTGTCTAACCAATCGTCAAGTCTTTTTCTTTGGTATTGGTATGGTTTTTCATAGAATTCAGTATCTCCGAACATACTGACATTAGGTCGGGACATTTTTCCACAAAATGTACATTTTGGTAAGGAGGTAGCGACGAATGTTTTTTCGTCGTAATCAGGTAAATTAGTTGCCGGAGTGGCTCCATTGATGGTATTACAAGATTTATCCATACATTGTAAATAATTGACGCTTCCATGAACTTCATAAATACGTTCTTGTTGAAATCCGGCCTTTTTAAAGAATCCATCAATATTTGAAGTACAAATGAAATAATCATAGGATTCTTGAATATTGCTTAATAATTCATAATAACCTTCGTGTGGAGAGGTTTCATTCATGATTTTATAAAAGTGTGATTTGAATCCCCAAGCGATTTCAGGTTGTGTTTTCCACATATGTAAACTGGAAATTTCGTCATATGCATATAATTTGCCGTTAATTTCAACTTCTTTTGTCCAAAGTCCATTAGAACCGCGATAGGTGGGTATTCCGGAATCAACACTCATTCCAGCGCCAGTGACGATTAAAATGGCATCGGCTTCATGTAATAATGATTTTGCATTCGCGACTTCTTTTCTTAAGATTCTGGGCATTTATCATAAAAAAATGTTTTTTATAAAATTCAATTTTTATTCAAACGTTTATTTTCCATATAATTCTTCGGCTCCGCTATTGTAATCATAATCATCATTACATGTGTTATGAGAATCATCGCCGATACCATAAAGGTTTTCTGCTCCGCTTTGGTAGCCGAAATCAACAGTAGATGATTGTTCATCGTGTTTAACATAAATAGGAAGATCAGTGGATGTATATTTAACCATATAAAGGCGTTCGTCTGTTGCAATAGAGCCATCCGAACGTGTATTTTCTACCATTTCTCTAATATCAGTAATAATAAAATCAAATTTTTCGTAAAAGTGGATAACCATATCATTGTTTTCAACGCCTGTGCGTAGAAACATATTATTATGTTTATATAATTGAATAAGTTCAGATACAAGTTTTTTTCCAATTTTTTGGTTTCTATAATTTTTATCAACACCTAATTCAGCAATATATACATCATTATGAACATCAATACCATTGTCTTTGTATTGTTGTAAGATCTCTGGGTTACATTCGTGATGAATACCAATGGATGCACATAGGAATCCGACAGTGATATTATCTTGAACAGCTAATAGTAGACATCCTTTGGTAATAAAGTTGTCAAAATCGTTTTTAACATCATTGTAATCAAATTTTTCATTGTAAGGAGGATCTGAAAATATTTGAATATACATATGAATAGCTTCATCTACCATGATATTGTAATCATGTTGGGTTTTGTCATCAACTTTGATAAAGTATAGGTCGCAAGACATATTTAGTACTTGCCATAACTATTACTTCGAACAAACTGACGTCAATTTTATTATTTCATAAAATAAACAATATATAAAATTGAACTAAAGTTAACTATTATAGTTATTTTAAATAATGGAGACAGTATTTAAAATGGAGGAGACTAAAATAGAGAACGAAGAAAAGAATGCAACTAAAGTGTCATTGGATACTATTCCGGGATTTCCAGAATTCAGTATAAATGAGACGATTGTGTTGAATAGAGTGAAATCAATGATTCAAGATGTATATGAATTGTATGGATATGTTCCTTTTGATACGCGCTTGGTGGAGTTAGACGAAGTGTTAAATCAGAAAGGAATAGATTCAAAAGAGTTGTTTAGTTTGAATTGGTTGTCAAAAGGAGTGGAATATGAGCCGGGAGAAGCAAGAAGAAAGCTTGCGTTGCGTTTTGATTTAACGGTTCCAATGGCAAGGTATATTGCTCAAAATAAAAATTATATTTCTTTCCCAGTTAAAAGATATCAAATACAGAAAGTATATAGGGCAGAAGGGCATAAGGTGGCACAAGGTAGATTCAACGAGTTTTATCAATGTGATATAGATGTGGTGGGTTTTAATACTTTGGACATATCTTATGATAGTGAATTTCCGGCAATTGTGTATACTATTTTTAAAAAAGTGTTTTGTGTAGATAGATTTGTTATGAGAATAAGTAATAGAAAGTTATTGGAAGGTTTGTTTCGCGAGAATGGTTTGGAGAAGGTTGAAGTCATAAAGAGAGCGATAAAGATTATTGATGATATTGAAAAGGTAGAAAAAGAAACGACATTAGCCAGATTGGATGAAATCGGTATTAATATTGAAAGTGCAGAGAAACTGTTAGTTTTATTTAAAGAAATATATGCGAGAACGCCTTCAGAAGCAATAGAATTTATTAAATTATGTGATTTTCAGGATAAACAGTTATTGGAAGGTATTAATGAATTGGAAAGTGTTGTGAAAGGTATTATAGCGAATGGAGTGAGCGAAGAGTATTTTAAGGTGGATGCGCGTATAGCGAGGGGGTTAGATTATTATACAGGAACGGTATATGAAACAAATCTTCTTGATCACATGGAGATAGGGAGTGTGTGCAGTGGTGGTAGATACAATGATTTAGTGAGTACATTGAGTGGTAATCCGAGAGATAAGTATCCTGGTGTGGGATTATCTATTGGTTTAACGCGTTTAGTACCTACATTGATAAATGCGGGTTATCTGAATGCGGATTCACAAACGATTGCAGATGTTTTGGTGACGTGTCAAGATAAAAAGTATATTTCACATTATCAATCCATTGCGACGAGACTTCGTTCTTCTGGAATAAAGACAGATGTATATTTGAATAAGAATGTGAAACTTCCAAAACAGTTGGACTATGCAAATAAAAAGAAATATAAATATGTAATTATTGCAAATAAATATGAATTTGATGAAGGAGAAGTAGTTGTAAGAAATATGGAGACATCAGAACAAGAAAAAATGAAAATAGGTGATTTGGTAAACTATTTCACAGTTGAACAAATGAATAGCTAATACTTGAAAACATTTCATAAGTAGATAATAAAATAAATTATTTTTCTTTTTTATCGGTATAATTTTGTAGGAAGTATGGTGTGGTAATCATATGAAGTGTATTCGTATCCGGTATAATATCTTGTAATAAGGATTGCATGGCTTTTAATTGTAGTCTTTCATTAGATCGTTGTATGATGGTGTCTTTTTCACAAAGGAAGTATTTAACGTTAGTAGAGTTGATATTGGAATGTTCCATATAGAGGTTGTTGCATATATCAAAGTAGTAACCGTGATACATAGAATAAATATTATCATAACTGATACTGTTTGTATGTTGGTTTGGTATGAATGAGTAATTTCTAAATACATTCACGCTTCTTTCTAATGCGTTTCCATTTAAAGCGTAAATAGGTAAATGGTTAATACAATGACCGAAAGTGGCTTTGAGTTTGAAATAGAGTTTATTTTCAGTCGTGTATTTTGCAATATAGTATTGTTTACCAGGAACAAGATCTGTATAATTAATTTCTTTTAACATGTATACTTATATGTTAAAAAATAAAAAAGATAAACGAAAAGAGGTAATTTACAATGATTAAACAAGTATTTCTAGATCAGATAGTTTCCAATATTCGCATCCACCGTTAGGTAAAGGTCGTTTGATAATATATGGTATTTTTTTTTCTTCAAATTCTTTTAAAGCGATGAGATATCCGTCAATAACGGAAGGTTCAGTTTGTACCATAGGTGCAGCGCCGGAGTTGAGTTGTTTTGCGCGTTCGCCGATAATTCTGGCTTTTTCATAACGAGTGATGAAAGGTAGCGTTTTGTGAAGAGGATCAACGATAGTGCCTTCGGAGTTGCGAACAACGTTGGCGAGTGTATTTACTTCGTCATAATTATGATAATTGAGTTCAGGATAATAACTTTGTAAAATATTGGTTTCAACATTTTCATCAAATTTTTGTAGATAATTTTCATCATCACTGTCGTCATCGTCGTCATCTGATAGATCAAATGATTTTATACTGTCTTTGATTTGTATAGGAGCATCATTAATGTTTCCATTATCAGTACCGTCGTCAATGAATTTGTTTTCAAGTTCATCGTCATCGTCAAGATCGTCATCATCTTCTAAATCATCTATATCATCATCATCATCAAGATCAATATCCACATCGTCTTGTATTTTGATGGAATTGGGAGCGATTTTGGTTGGTTTATTTTCAAGTTCTTCGGTATCACTTTCTTCAAATTCGCTTCCAGAGTATTCGTCTTCAATATCCATTATAAATTATGTATTTATTTTTCTAAATAATTAAAAAAGAAATATCAATTTTATTTACAGTTTGAATATTTAAACGGCGGTATTTGTTTTCCATACAAAATCGCAATCATTACAAATATAAACGTATTTCATGTTTGCGTCATCAAATCGCATATAGATGACTTCGGGGAATTTGTCATTACTATCTTTATTGGATTTGCATTCCGCATTGGGACATTTCATATTATTCATTCTAGGTAATGTGGGGTCAGATTTTGTATATTTATTAATAATATGATTGATTTGAAGTTCACTGTTTTGGTTATAAGTGTCTAAAATACACGCGCCTTCACTAGAAAGCGTATTATCAACATGTTTACAGTTTCTACAATAATATATTAATTCATTGGTATTTTCTTCGTTAATACCGAGATAATACATATTATCGCATTGAATGCAGAATTTCATTATATACTAACTAAATACTTAATATTTAACTATTTTAATTTTTTATCAATTTTATGGGAACCATAAAAATGCGTTAGAATATGTAAAAATGTATGATGGTAATTTGGGAGGTAAAAGAAAAATTGATATAAATGAGATAAATAAAAGTCTTGTATTAATACATACAATGAGTGATGCTAATAAAGAAGCACAAAGTACAAGTATAGTGCCTGGATTGTCTGATTATAATGATATCAAGGATTTTTTAGCAAAACATTCAATAACAAAAAATGTAAATAAAAAAGTGATAACGAACACGAGAATAGGAGACAGTAAAACAAGTATTCATGGAGGTAGTTATCATATATCTGATGCAGAATATGACACATTTTTAAAATTATATTATAGAGATGTTGTTTCTAAAAATAAAAAGGAGTATTTGACGGAGAAACAGCGTGATAATGACGGTCCATTGGTGGTGGATTTGGATTTTCGTTAGATGTATGAGGTGGATGAAAAGCAACATAGTGGGGAGGAGTTAGAGGATTTGGTGTTGTTGTATGCAGAGGAATTGAAGAATGTATATCAGTTTGATAAAAAGGAAA